GTGAGACCACGCCGCCGATGCGCACATGCGTGAAGGGCGGCGCTTTCCGCCATTCCATCGTGCCGTTTCTCGGGAAGTACGTCGATGTCGAAGATGTGGCGCTTCATAGGAAGGCGATCATCTACCTTGAGACTTTCGACGGACAAGCCAGTCACGCCGCCTTCTTCTCGCCCTGCAAGATCCTGAGCCGCGTTCCGCCGTTCGGAGGCGGAGTCCCCATCGGGGCCGCTAGCGCCGTCTTCAGCTGCGCTGCGGACAGCGGAGCGTCCTTCTCATACTTCTCGATGAGCAGCCCAAGGATGTCGCGCGTCGCGTTCGGCTGGGCCAGATAGCCGGCGTCGCCAGCGTTCGCGAGCAAACCGATTGCCAGACTCAACAGTCCGACGTCGTTGTGCAGCGCTTGGATGTGCCGAACGATGTCCGTGAACGCTTTCCCGATGCTGGCAGGATCAGCGGGGTCAATGCTGATCGTCTCTTGCTTTTCGATGTTCATCTCGACCTCGCTGCAATGGCTTTCAGTTGCGGAAGGATCAGCCTCGCGAGCTGATCCGATAGTTGTTCCTTCGTTCCGCCCAAGATCGTGGCGCCGCTGAAGTCGACCGTGATGCCGGTAACCGCAGTGCCGCGCTGAGTCGTGTTCCCGGCGCCGGCAGAGTTGCCGCCTTCGGTGCTCGTTCCGCTGCCGCTCTCGGTCGACGTGTCGCGAGCTTTCTGTTGCTCCTTGATGTTTTTTAGCTTTAGCTCGTGCAGCTCGTCTTCGAGCTTCTTGAGCTTGTTGTATTCCTGCACGTTGAGCGCGCCGTCGAGCGTCGCTTCGTCCTTGATGTCCTGTAGCGCCTTCTTGTGCCGCGCATCCTCGCTGGCTTCGTCGTCGTCGTTCTCCTGCGCGATCTGATCCAGCAAGTCCTGCTCCGTGGCCTTGAGCCGCGCGAGCTGATCGATCTGCTTCTGGATCGCTTCGCTCGTCCCGGTCATGACCTCCCGGATGCGATCCTCGTACTGCTCCAGCGTGAGGCCGCCGGCGTTCAGCTGCTCCCCGATCTCGCGTAGACCTCGCAGCTGATCGGCCGTGAGCAGGACGATTGCGCTGTCGGCGCTCGCTGCGGCGTTCGCCGTCTTCGCGAGGGCGTCCGCCCACGCATCCGTGCGTGCGCTGAACTCGTCGCCGCTTTCGTGGCCGATGGCGTCATCGACTTTCTTGACGGCATCGGCCGTCTTGTCGGCTGCGTCACTCGCCGTGTTCATGCCGTCGGCGATCCGATCTCCCGCGTCCTTGCCGGCGCGCCCCGACTTCTCCAGGGCATCCGAGACGTTGAAGATGCTGGCCTGCAGTGCGATCTGCTCTTCGACCTGGTCCTTCGTCGTCGAGCTGCTATCCGCTGCCGCAGCGCGTGCCGCATCCGCCCATGCCTTGAAGGCTCGGACGACGTCCTCCTGCGCTGCTGTTCCTTCGCGTGCGCCCTGAACAATCGCGTCGAACGCTTCCTTGGCGTTATCTCTCGCCGCCACCAGCGACGCCTGGCTCTTGATGCCGAGCAGATCGAACTGCGAAGCCAGCGGCGTGACGCTCGCCTGAAGCGTCCTGAGCCGCTCGTCGAGGTCGCGACTCGCTTCCGAGAGTTCCTTGAGGCCAATCGCGCCTCGCGCACCAGCGGCCTGCAGGGCGTCTCCCAGGGCCTTCGCTTCATCCACGGTCTTGGCGCTGGCGATGGCCGAGTCGAAGGCGGCCTCGATCGTCTTCGCAGTGGCTTGTACGTTGCTGGCCACCGTGTTGAAGGCGGCGATCGTATCGGCCCCGCTCTTCGTGATCTTCTCGCCGGTGTCCTCGGCCTTCGTGCCGAGCTGGTCGAGAGCGGCTTCCAGCGTCGCCTTGAGTACCGCGCTCGTCTTCTCGGCACCTTCTCCGAGCTGCCCGATCGCGAAGCTGGCGCCGGTCTGGAACTGCAGTAGGTCTTCGCCGCTGAGATCCTTGAGCGCCTTCAGGAGCGTCGCGTTCAGCGTATCCGCGGCCTTGCCGCCTTCCGCTGCGACGTGATCGAAGGCCGTCGCGAAGTCCCCGACTGCGCTGATGTTGCCCTTGAGGTCGAGGCCTTCGAAGGTCTTCTGGATCTCCTCGCCGACCGCCTTGCTGTCGTTCTTGATTTCCTCGAAGTGATCGGCGAGCAGCTGAGCGGCCGGCGAGAGCTTCGTCGTCACGGCATCGGCGACGGCTTGTGTCGCCTGCGTGAGCGCTTCCTGGCCCTTCTTCGCCGCGTCGAGCTGAATCTTGAGCTGGGCAAGCCGATCCAGTTGAGCCTTGTCAGCGAGGCCGGCGCGATCGAGATTCGTGATGTATAGGACCTGCGCCTGCAGGTACTTCGTGAGGCCAGCGAGGCGTTCGGCGTACGCGTCGCGCTCGGTGTCCGAGAGTTTCGCGACGGCGGCCGCACTGAGCACGTTCTGCTCGCGATACTGCGCGAGGCTCGCCGCGACCTCTGCGAAGTGCACGGCGTTTGCTTGGATGTCATCAGCGACCTTCCTCTGCAGGTCGCCGTTCTTGAGGATGCTGTCGTTGAGCGTCAGATAGAGCTTCGCGAGTTCCTCACCAGTCGCAATGGCAGCTTCTACGCCGAGCACCGCGATCGCGATCGCTACGTTCCCGGGAATGCCCTTGATGCTCTTCGCGACCTTATCGGTTCCCTTCGCCGCCTCCGTGGCGGCCTTGCCCGTACCCACGAAGCCCAGCGATACCTTGGCGAGGTCAAGCGCAACGCCGCTGATTTTGAGGGCAGCGTAAGCCTCCGCGACCACCGTGATCGCTCGGGCATGATCGAGCAGGAACTTCGCCGCGCCGCCGATCGCCTTGGCGCCATTGACGATCCCTTCGCTGATGGACTTCGCGATCTCCTGCAGCTTGCCGTTCTTCGCTGCTTCTTCGACTTCCGCGTTGAGCTTCTTGATTTGCTCCCGGAAGAAATCGAGAGCGCCACTCTTGGCGATCGTCTCGAGGAATTCCCGACCGGAGTCTTTGAGCTTCGTCAGCTGCGAATCGAAGTCGCCAAGCTCGTCAGCGGAAGCGCCGGTACGGAGCTGGCCGAGAGCCGTAACGAGCTGCTTGATCGCGTCCTGCCCGAGCTGCCCCGTTTCCGCGAGCTGGCGCACTCGGTCAGCGGAGACGCCCATCGTCTTGCCGAGCAAGTCGAAGACCGGGATGCCGGCTTCGGTCAGCGTGACGAGCGATTTGATGTTGACCGCGCCCTTGATGTTCGCCTTGCCGAGCGCCTCGATCGTAGCGATCAGCTCTTCCTGGCTCTGATTCGTCGCGTTCGCGTTGTCGAGCAGCGCCTGAAGGGAACCATCGAGCGGATCGAAGCCGGCTTTGCGCAGAGCGATCGCCGCGTCGCTGACGTCGGTGAAACTCTGAGGGACGCCCTTCGCAAACTCGCGGACCTTCTCGAATGCGGCCGCGCCTTGCTCGATACCGCCGAACGCAGTGGCGAAGCGCTTCTGGAGATCGTCGAGATCCTCGCCGGCCTTGAGAATTTCCTCGATTTCATCTTTCAGCTTGTCGAGGCCGACGAATGCCGCGATGCCGGCGAGTGCGGCACGAAGCTGGCCGATCGAGTCAGCAGTTTTCTTGTATGACGCCGAGACTCGTGCGTTGTTGCGCTCCGTTGCATCCGCCGTCTTGTCACTCTCGGAGCGGTTAGCGCTGAGCGCGCCAGTGATCTTCTTCAGACCGGCGGTAATTCCATCCTTGAGCGAATAGACGATCTCGACGATGTTTGCCATGTCAGCGGATTCCCGACTGCTTCAACGCGAAAGCGATCTCGCGCTGTAGTTCGATGGGTAGGCGCGTCTCCCAGGTCTTGCGGCCGACGTCCTGAATGTCTTCGCGCTTGAATTCCGAGAACGCCGAAGGGCCATAGAGGGCGCGAATCGGCAATCGTCCCGCGCGTTTGCCGCCAACGATCTTGCGGCTGAATATCTGGCGATTGCCGTTGCGGCCGATCGCGATGAAGGTTCCTGTATAGGTATGCCGGCCCTTGTCGCGAAACACCTGAGCGGACGCACCTTCAGATTTCATGCCCCGCCAGCGGCCACCGAATTCGATGAGGCCGATCGGTCGCTGCTCGACACGAATGACGATCGAGGGCGCATCTGGGGTTGCGCGCCTGCTGATCTTTGTTGCCTCGCGAATACGGCTGACGCGGACATTGAGTCGCTGCGTAACGGCGCGGGTCTGTGCGGTCAAAACGCTCGTGCCCGCGCGGTTGACCGCTCTGGCTTCGGCTTTCGCCGTCGCCCCGGCGAGCTGAGTGAAGCCGCGCTCAAGTTCCTTCAGGCCGACAACGCGAAAGGTCATGCGGCTTTCTCCTGGTAGCGTTTGATGCGCTCCTCGATATCGGGCGGAATTGCACTTCGCGCGAGGCCGTGCAGGGCTTCGTAGACGAGATCGTTGAGCACCGCGAACACGTGGCCCTCGTCCTTTCTAGCCACGAGCGGTGCCGCACGATTCGGCAACGCCAGGAGTCGGCCGCGTGTCTCGCCCATCATGGATTGCCAGTGCGCGACGATCGCTTTCGCGGAAATGAGTTCGCCCCGCTTCTCGCCGATTTCGAGCCGAATCCGCTCCTGCTGAAGGACAGCGAGCTTTGCCCGCTCTGCATTGAGATCGAGCCGATCGTCCGAATGGAGATGCGCGAAGACGTCGGCGAGGCGATACAAGCGTTCCGTTCGCTTCCCGACCTTGCGCTCCTCGACGGGCTCCAGCCCTTCCAGACGTCGACCCAAGGCACGCCGATCCATGCCGAGCTCGCAGGCAAGGCGACTCAATGTCCATCGCTCAGGAACCACCGGCTGCGCGATCCAGTGCGACGATCACCTCATCGCCCGGCCAGTCGAGTGCGGAGAGCGCATCGTCAAACTCAGCGCGCACCTTGGACTCGAT